TATCAATTTAGTATTTTTAATTAGTTCGGATAAGAAAGATGAGAATGAAAATGATAAAATTGTAAAATTTAAGACTGATAATTACCTTACCCCTACACCTTTCTTTACATTTCCTCAGCACTTTGCGTTAGATCCTTTTATATGTATAATACCTAAATTTGGAAAACCTGCAGGAGCTAATTACGTTGGTTACAATATTGCACACCAAACACCACCCGATCCAGTTTTAATAGATCAACCAACAGACACTATAGGTGGAGAACAAGAGATTTTAAATATATATTTAAATATCAACTACATTCTAGACTGCTTCCAAATTACCTCAGTAAGTAGTGAGAAAACTGTGCTAAACTTTGTTCAAACAATACTAAGAGGGGTGAATGAAAATTTAGGGTATATAAACGATTTAGATATACATTTTGCAGAGGAAGAATCTAATTACTACATTGTCGATAGAAAGATTACACCTTCAAAGGAGGATTTAGTAGATTCTAACATTGATCTAGTAGGTTTAAATAGTATGCTTGAAAATTTATCATTTACCTCAAAAGTAAGTGCAAATATCAGCTCTATGATAGCCATAGGAGCACAAGCCTCTTCAACTAATGCAGGATTAGATATTTTAAATATACAGACATGGGGATCAGGTCTACAAGATAGGCACTTAAAAACTAAATTTATAGGGTCAAAACCTGAAGAGGAAACTAAGGAGTTAGAAACACCAATTGCGGATATTAAAGGCTTTTTAGATTGGGTTAAGACTGTTAATAGTGCCCAAGATGAACATACCTGTAATATTACTCGATCTGATATTGCTAGCAAAATACCAGTTCATAAATTCTTAATGACAAAAGCTTCCCAAATAGAAACTAAATTTGAAGAAACAAATCCCGGAGGACTAATACCATTTGAATTATCGTTCTCTATGGCAGGAATATCAGGTATAAAAATCGGACAAGCTTTTACTGTACCGGATAGTATTATGCCTAAAAGGTACAGAGGTACTATTGCATTTTTAGTTACCCATATTGATCATTCTATAAAAAATAATCGCTGGGTTACAGGAATTCAAACACAGATGATTGTTTCTAAAAAATTCGAAAAAAACAGTAATGATGAAAGCTTAGAAGTAGCTTTTGAAAATATTTTAAAACCAATTACTAGTTAATACAGTATGTACCTACCTAAATCAAAATACAGCAAACCAAAATATACCCAAGGGTATGATTTTAACTTACCCAACGGTAAGCGGTATGTTGGATGGTGCTTTGAGACGTATAAAAAACAAGTATTTACAGGTAAGGAACCCTCCGATAAAAGTACACTACTGGTACCTGTTACTGAGACTACAAATAAACCTAGTAAGAAACTTATGTTTCAACCCCTTGCATCTACTATTGTAGATCGAGCAGCTATAGTTAGTAACAGGACAATAGATTCTGTAATTATTCCAAATAGTAAAACAGTAAAACAAGACATACTTGTAGACTCTACTGACATAACCAACGGATATTTCCTTAGGTACTTTCTTCAAGATAAAATAACCAGAAATATCATTGAGGTAAAAAACAAGAAGTACATAGAGATGTTGAAAGAATCCTATACCATAGGGATTACATTAAAGTGGATTATTAAAGCACCTGCCGAAAACATAAAGAGAAACGGGTATACGTATATCGGAGCTTCTCAAAAAAATAAAGAAGCTGTAGAAGCCGCAGAAAAAACTGTAATAGGAATAAAAAACTTTATAAAATCATACGATCAGTTTGTAAATTAGATTATTTTCATTATATTTAATGAAAAGGTTATCTAAGTGTTTTATATAGTAGAATCAGAAGAGCAATTAACGCTCCTAAAAAATTACGGAAGTAAAGGCGGTTATGTTGAGGTTATATCCTCTCACGACCTATATCATCCAAAGCTCACCACCACAGTAGCTGTATATATTAAACCTACAGACCATAAGGAGGGTTACATAGTACCAATCAATCATGAAGAGGGTCTTAATGTAACAAAAGAACGTGTCTCTGATATTCTTTCTGCCTACCGAACACTTTATGTATTAGACAAAAAGAATGCACTCTACCACTTTAATATACAGCATGCAATAGATCTTTCACTGTTGTATTCCATGGTGAAGTACGAAAGGTTAGAGATACCAACAAAAAATAATACCGTTAATTGGTTTTATAATAAATTCAGTGAGTTTAAGAATATCAATCACTTAATTCCTATTTCTATACTACATCAAAAATGTGACAATAACTGTACTTACCTAGAAAAGTACTTTAATCTAGAAATACCCACGGGGTTTGAGTATTATAATACAACAGCCACAAATGTATTCTTTTTAATAGAGCAAACAGGACTTGGAATACATTACCAAGCATTTAAAGATTTACTTTCCCCTCGTCAACCCGAATATAGTATTACAGATAACGTAGTATTCACTTCATACAACCTATATAATGCAACATCCAGACCTACTAATTCCTTTAACAGTGTTAATTTTGCTGCAATACCTAAAACTGAAGAACACAGGAAATGCTTCAAACCGCAGAATGATTTCTTTGTTGAGTTTGATTTTGACGGTTATCATCTCCGTCTTTTATGTGAGCAGATTAACTTCTCTCTAACATCAGAATCAGCACATAAACAATTAGCTAAAAACTATTTTGGAACCGAAGATATCACCGAAGAGCAATACTTAGAAGCAAAACAAATAAACTTTCAGGCAATTTATGGAAAAATACCTGATCAACATCGAAATTTAGAAATATTCAAACTAATACAGAGGTATATTGACGATATGTGGGAACAGTACGAAAAAACTGGTGTTGTACTCAATGCACATAGCTCAAAACCTTTTACAAAAGCCCTAAAAGACATGCATCCTGCTAAATTAATGAATTATATGATGCAAAGCTTGGAAACCTCAAGAAATATAGTTATATTAAAGAATGTATTAAGGTACTTAAAGGACAAAAAGACTAAAGTAGCTTTATATACCTACGATGCAATATTATTTGATTTTAGTAAAGAAGACGGTAAAAATACACTAGAAGACCTAAAACTAATACTAGAAGAAACAAATAAATATCCAGTTAAGTTTAAATACAGTCAAAGTTTAGTTTTGTAAAACAGTTTAATATTTATACACAATGCCAAATGTTATAAGCCCTACGTTCGATTACGATATCGACGATTTATACTTAAGTGAAGATATGAGTAATAAACTGTTCTGTACTTTTTCAACTGAAAATCAGCTGGAGGAAGTACTTTCTACTATAAAGAGTAGGTACAAAATTATATATAATAAAATTTTTGTTCTTTATTCAAAAAGTCAAGATGAATACATCTGTACATATAATGTAGATTTTGGAAATGTTTCTAATTTTCTAGAAAATACAATCTTAGTACATAGAAAAAAAGAATCGAATACTCTTTACACTATAAATGCTCTTAATACCTTAATTAAAGGGTTAAACAACGGACAGCTTGATTCCTCCTTTAGAGTTAACTGGAGCGACTATACAAACTGTATACTATTAACAAAAGGCCCGGAGTTAAGACGAGTCAACACAAAACTACACCAAATTATTGAACTATAGTTGGTAGTTTGATAATAATTTCTTATATTATATTAAAATAAGTTTTAACCTAAATGTTATATTATGGATTTGAATGCTATCAAGGCTAAGCTAGAGGCCTTAAATAATAATGGTCGTCAAGAAGAAAAGACAGACTATTCCACAATTTTTTGGAAACCCGAATTAGGAAAGCAAACGGTTCGCATCGTTCCTTCTGCTTTTGATCCTGCATTTCCTTTTAAAGAATTAACTTTCCACTACGGTGTCGGTAGATTTCCGATGGTCGCTTTATCAAACTTTGGTAAGCAAGACCCTATTGAAGAGTTTGTTAAGGAATTACGGAAAACTAATGATAAAGACAATTGGTCTCTATCAGGAAAACTGCAACCTAAAACTCGTGTATTTGCTCCTGTAGTTGTAAGAGGAGAAGAAGATAAAGGAGTTAGACTTTGGGGATTTGGAGT